ATCCGTAGATATATTCTTAACGTTTATTTTCTTCCGGATGTCAGAAACTAGGGTGAATTCAGTAGCTGTTATTGTATAAGCATCTGCCACAATATTCCCGGATACAATTGATATCGGCGTGGTCCATATAGATCCGTTTGAAATTGCAATCCCCGCTGCCGGAATTGCGGAGTACCATTCAAACGCAGTTGCGGCAGAATTTACACGTATTGATTTAAGAGCATTTCCAGTTGTTGTAAATGATGTTCCCCATGCCGACCCAGTACTAATAGGTAATCCGGCACCAGGATAAACCATAGAAGCACTTGAGGGTGCAGCCCAAATATATCCTGTAGCTCCTGAATTAACAGTTAATATTTGCCCGGCTGTTCCAATTGGGATTGTTGTTGTCCATGAGGTGCCAGCTGACACTACTGGGATGCCCGATCCTGCAGGATAAACCATGCTTCCACCGCTTCCAGTGGCCGCTAATGTGGTACCAATTAGGGTGAGACCGGCTCCAATGGTAAGAGCTCCCCAGGATGATGAACCAGTATAATAAGCAATCCCTGCCGCTGACGGCCATGTCATGCCACTTCCTGAACTCGTGTAATTTGGGATATTAAGGACACCTCCTGAAAGGGTTGCAGCCCCAGACGTCCCAGTAGTGGTAAGGCTAATTGATCCTCCACTCAGGTAATTTGGAATATTTAATACTCCGGATACAAGGGTTGCAGCTCCTGAGGTTCCTGTTGTTGTAAGACTGATTGAGCCTCCACTGGCAACAGTTCCCCAAGAAGGATATCCCAGAGCATTAATCATCAATGCCTGTCCAACTGTTCCTGCATTGCCTCCTATTGTTATGTAAGTGCTTGTTGATATTGCAATCTGACCTATGCCTGATCCTCCTCCAACTCCAATATTTTGACAATTAACCCATTGGGTTGCTGACATATTCGCTGATGATATATCACCAGACAAACCAAGAGATCCTGAATACGGATTATAATTAAATTTAGTTGACGAAACTTTTGCTGCATATACACCACTCGTGGCATTGGTGAATAATGGATAAAAGGTACTGTTCGTCGTAATATCATTAGTTACCGTTGGTAATACTCCTGCTGCAGAAACAGTGATTAAGGATGCATTAACCTGGGTAATTGTCCAGGTGATTGATGAAGTATCTAAGTACTGAACTTGAGTTAATGAATTTATATTGATTGGAGTAAGTGCATTGGGTGTAATTGACCAATATTGATACCTGTTTCTCCAAAGAATATCAAGCTCGAATGCTCTGGAATAGTCAAGAGCTGTAAGATCCAGTATTTTGTGTTTGGCGGGTGAAAGATATGGAGATGTACCCAAATCAACTGATTCATAAATAACTCCTATCCTCCCCTGTTGAGGTCCCCATCCTAAGACAAAATCATCCGTCAATTCAATATTGGTAATGATACCTCCTACATTGATTGCTGACACCCTATAAGTATATCCTAAAAAGTCTTTCAGATAGAATCCTACGAGAATTGGAAGAGTTGCCCCGGGCTCTGTGATATCCAAAGGAGAAACTGTCACCCGGTAAGTCGATGATGTAAGCATGACAACATCACTAATCATCGTTTTCCACGCTACAATAGGAAGATATTGATTTGCTGTTGTCATGCGAAAATAAGCTGTATTACTAATGGTAAAGCGATTGTTGCAAGCCCTTGTATCAATAGACTATTTGTGTCAGGCGCTACAATTGCCGAATACGCTCCGTTAAAATTTAGCATAGTGATAGCAGTGCCTGACACTGAATACACCTTCACATCTGCAATAACCCTAGCCAAAGAATGAGTTATTAAAAAATCATTTGGATTTCCTCCAGAAACGGCGATAGTCCACCCGGTAGGGTAATTAGTCCCGGCAATGGTTCCGGCAATTCGTGCTGCAATATTCGCACCGGTTGGCAAAGTGATTGTGAAAATAGTTTGATTAAGCGCTGCAAGTTTTGTTTTGTCAACAGTAGTGTAATCATTTGTAGAAAGACCCATTCCGGTAACTTTAACTACAAGCGTGGAAAGGTCCTGATCGCCTGTATTAATTCCACTTAGGGTTGTAATTCCAAGTTTAGTTCTTATCGTTGCCCCTGTTTCGTCACCTGTGTTTACTCCGGACTGATTCGCAAGGAGAGCAGCTTGAGCAGCGCTTAGTAAAGTGGATCCAGCCACAACCGTAACATACCCGGTCAATACCTGGTCTCCTGAATTCGTCCCAGTTAGTCCTAAATCAGCTTTGAGGGTGGCCAATGTCTGCACCTCAGGCGGTCCGGATCCTGCGCTTTTGCGATAAAATACAGTTGAGGTGGCTACATTTGCCATTTTCGCTAATGTAACAGACCCATCCACCAGGGAAAGAGAAGCAACTTTCTGTACCAATGTGAGTACATCCGGGTTAAACCAATATTCTACACCAGCAACATTTACAGTCAAATAAAGAACCCTTGAAATGGTTGGTATTAGTGATAATACCTGCGCTGTTGAAGTATAAGCTACTCCATTGTTCCAATACCGCTCATCGATATGAGACTGGGATCCCGGGTAAAAACCTATCGCAATTGGTGTTCCTGTTGCCATTATAGGATATATGTTACGTTAAAATTACTTTGTGTCGTAGGTCTTGAAAGAACCAATGTTGTATAGCTCTGTAAGGTCCCGTTAATAGTGAAGTTAGAAACGATCGTCGTGAATCCACTCTTTATCTCAAATCCATTTGCGTCCTTTACGCTGGTGATTGCGCCTAAGTAGGTAGGATAAGAGAAACAGAATCGCATTGTATCGACCGAATAAATAAACGATTGACTTCCCTTTGCTGCAGGAATTGCCGACATTGCTTTTATTGTTGCCTCCAATGGAGCAGGATCAACCACCGCACCGATAAACATCATAAGTGATGCTACTGTTGTAACTGGAGCCGAACCGCCCCCGCCAACAGTATTGCCAGGACTTCCCGGGCTCCCTACATTGATTGCCACACTCCTTAGGTCATTGATTAATGCCTTTGTTGCATAGGTGATCGTACTATTTTGGGAAATGGTCTGATCTGTCGCCAACGTTTCATCCCAGATGAAGGTCTGTCCGCTATATGGATTAACGTTAATACTTGCAATGTTATTGTCTTGCAAGATCTTTACCAGATAATCAAGTGACCCATATGTCTGGAGGCATATATCATAAATACTCTGCCCCTCAACCGCTTTAAACTGTAACATTTGTATCGATTATTAAATTTCCTGAACTATCAAAACTTATTATTGGCCTCGCATTATATCCGTCAGATTTCAAATTTATTTGAATGGACCGCGCGAGTTCTTGCTGGACATTGCGACCTTTGAAATATTGCATTACTCCTACCCCATCGGAGGGGAACTGTTTCCACCATCCCGAAAATGCATTAAGCGTATCGGCAATATGTTGATCGTCGCTTTCGGCTAATACCAGATCGTTGTTAAGGATCTGCACATCGTTATTTATAAGCTTTAAATCTGTTCTACTGGCCATGGGTTATCATTGGATTTTCTAATTCAATTACTAAGGTTGGGGTTATTACCTTACCGCTCCAGGGTGCCGTTAATGTCTTAAGCGATAATCCACCATCTGAAGGTATTGGTGTCCACGATGCGATTAAGGATTTTAATGTATTAAGATCCATTTCAATGGCGTTTAACTTCGTGATCAGGTCATTAATTTTCACCAATCCCCCAAGACTACCATCGTTGAGGGTGATGTTTGTCCTGGCAACAATGGTGATATTCTCTATCTCAGAATATTGACAAATAAAAGGCTCAACTTTTGCAGAAAATATCACCTTTACCGTACTGCCTATTGTAGGTTCAATGAATAAACCATCATCCACCACAGCCATAAGCTTAACTGTTGGCAGAAAGTATTCGGTGTGACCGTCTACGACAGTGCAGCTGCATGACCTGTAGGAGTTATCAACGCTCTCAACCGTGGCATTTACATAGGTCAATTGATCCGTCCTATGATTCATTACCATCTTATTGATTGCCTCATTTATTGCCCTGTCGCTCATAGTATTTTATAATCAAGTTGGATTTTTTGTCTTAGGCCGTTAACACCACCGGAATAATCTACAGCCCTAACTTTATAAAGCCCATTTCTTTCAGGAAGTATAGGGTCAATGAATTGCACATTATCTCCCACTTTTACATAAGGGATCCCGAATGTTGTGAAATGACCTTTGAATCCGGTGTAATAAAACTTCCTCAATTCTGTGAGTGCCTGACTTTCTAAACTCTGAATTGTTGTTGCCCATGGATATGTGAGTGTCATTCTCTCACCTCCGGTATTGGCCGGATAATCTTCCCCTTTATTTTTTATAAAATAGGTAGGTTCATCGCTGCCATTTCGAAGGGTGACTAAAACCTCAAGGCGCTTGCATTTAGTCTTTGCATGCCCGTCTTTAGTGATTTTCCCAGTCTGCTCCTCAATCTTATTGGATGCCACAATGGACAGAACCATATCCTCTTTCCTGCGATAAATAAGCTCATCGCTGATAATATCTTTCTGAAAGGTAAATATGTGCTTCTTTGCTTCAGCCTCGATATAAACTGATGGCCCACATCTCAACTCATTCCCAACGAAATAACTTTCAAAATGATATTCCTTTCTTAGCCTGGTTAACACTTCTGCAATTGTTTCATTTCCGCATCTGAATTCTCCAAATGTAGTTGTCGCCAAAGGATGAAAAGTAAATTGATCATCCGGATATTTATCTTTATTGTAAATTGCCAAAAGGTAATTGATAATAATCTCCAGCGTGTCTGTTTTCTTGAAGGTGTGTATTGGCGCCGGAGCTTGCTTGAGCTTCCAGAAATTATCTTCACACTTGAATTCAATAGGCTTTTTTGAGGTAACTTCACTGATATATCCCTCGAATAAGTGTGTGTTATTAATTGGATCAAAGGTCCCTTCAGTTATCTCCTTACCATTTTTAAAGTACTTATATGCACAATCAATCTTTACTTTATCCCCTCGCATAAGTAAAGGGGAATCAGTAAAACCTCCAATATTTTTATTGGTTCCATAGAGCGGAACGGATTTATTATTTTGATCCCTTACATATAGGTTTTTAGGGACAATAACCTTTGCCTCGTTGGTGAAATCCCGCCAGCTGTCAGAGCAGGATAGCTCATTTACAAAATCAAAACTGATTGTTTTGTTTCGCACCGGTTTATCCTTAATTTGGGTCACCTGGTAAATGATTACACTTGTCTGAACTCTTAGCATTATAAGCCTATTTGTAATTCGATTGGAATTTCAGAAACGGCATTTAATGAAAATGCCTGGTACGAATAACCTCCCTCCTCCTGTTCTAAATTTCGATCTTCAAATACTATCGAGTGAATGTCCAGATTTTGCAAAAATCTTGAAGTTACCGGAATTGCAACTGGAGCTTTCATCATCTGTTTTAAATTACTCACTGCCTCACTTGGATATTGCCCATTTTCTCCTGTGATAATTCCCCTGAAGGTTATCTGTGCATCTCCCTCCCCAATATACTCTTTGACTGTTCCGTCTCTACCTTGAATTGCAGTTTTAACTATATTTCTAGGGAAGGTAACGGATACCAGGATTGCCTGAAATGTTATTGTAGGAGTCATAACATCTTTCCCTTTGTCATCGGTATAAAGAACTGTTCCGAATGTTACTTCATCCCAGATAGGGGTTCC